AGTTCACAGTAGATTTGTCCATTAGCAGTTGCAAGGAAAGGACTAGCACAATCAAATGTGATAGTAAAGTTTTCGTTATGATATTTGCGCACTGCTCGTTGAATGTCTGTTAGTAGTGTAGCCCACTCAAGTTTTGAAGTTCCTAAGAAGTGCATAAAATCATGTTTGCCCTTTTCAAGCAATCCGTCAAAACGTAGTGAAACAACACGTTTAAGAGCAAGGTGTACATCGCACATATTTTGTCCACCCATTGACCATCCGTTAAAATGATCTTCATATTTTTTTGGATCACAGTAGTCTTTCATTTGATCGTACCAGTCATCTGCATCTGCATGATTTTCGCCTTGTAGTACGTTCAAAAACTTACAGGCACCTGTACGATGCTTCATCCAATAATCATTATTAATACGTGTTGCTTTAACTGCTTCTGCATATGTACTAATGCCTGTTGCTTTTGCACCTGCAGGTGAACGTGCAACCCAGGCTGGAATATCAAGTATCATACCGTAATCCATATAAGCATCCATCCACTTTAACACACCATCACGTTTTTTGTGTGCTTTTGGACAGTTTGGATCTTTCCAGTCACCTTCCCAAACACCCTTACCAATCTGGAAGCCACCTGAGTCACCAAGTAGCCAAGTGTTTGCTCTATCTCTGTTACGCACCATATCTTCCTTAGGTGCATGTTTTGTAGTATCTAAGTCAGCATGTCCTGCTGAGTACAATGTCCACTTATATTGAAACTGTCCTTGATCTTTATTTAGATAGTTAAGACTTTCAACGCCATTATTTAAATTGCTTGGTATTCTAGCAGGATCAACATAGTTTTCAAAACGCTGTTTGCCCACGTAAGTAGCATAAAAGCCACTCAACGCAGGCAGAAAAACAGCATAGTCATTTTGTGTTGCAGTTAAATTTGTATTCATTATTTACTTTGTGCTGGCAGGATATAGTCATACTTGGCCATACCACTGTCTACTGTAATCATCATAGCACCTTGATCTGTGATGCTAATTTTCTTATCGCCATCTAGTCCTAAAATAGAAATAGTTTGCGCAACTGGCCATGCCCAAGTGTGTTGCAAGGTTCCACCTACATCGTGTTGGAATGTAAACTTACCTGCGTGTGTATTCAAGTCACCGAAGTAAAAGTTTAGATTTCCATCTTCTGTTTTGACCTGGAATACTGGTTCTTCTGAATGAGCACCAGCCATTAGTTTCATACGTGCAATTGCTGCAACACTTGGAGTAAATTCTACATCCCATGTGCTACCTTTGAATTTAACACTTTTTAATTTTTCTTCGATAATTGCTTTATTCATAAAGCGATAGTCGTTTTGGAAGTCGCCAACTTCATTTTCAAAATGAATATGTGTTGGAATAGTTTCTCCATTGCGTTCTTCTTGTACCACATCAATTTTTGCTTTGTCCTGGTATTCTGGGTTCTTCAAATGATATGCAAGTTTATTTAAATCTGGCATACCAAATGTACCTACAAATTCCGACACAGGCGAATGAGTTGTTGCACTAAGTACAACACTTCTATCTTCTGCCATACTTTCGATACTAGTCTCTTGTTCTGCAACAACTTTTAATGTTGTAATAAAACCGAGACTATGTGTGTGCGACACAACATCTTGTAAGATATCTTTCATACTGTTTCTCCATTGTTAAATTCTATTATATTGCCTAATCTGCTGTTTGTCAATAGTTTTTCTACTGAGTATTTAGGTTTAAAGCCTAGTGTTTTAATTTTTTCCATATTTGCACAAGTCCATTGTCTTTCGTTTGGGGTATTTAGACGGATGGGCAAATCTTTTACAAAGTCACGGATACGAAAAGGATGTCCTGTACCTATATCAATTTCTCCTTTATACTTGCTATTCATACATAATTCTATTGCATCGCATAAATCTTCAATATGTATAAAATCTCTGTAATGGTTTGTAACATATTCAAGTTCTCCATCTAGATACTTTTGCATAAACATACCTTTTCGAGGATTATCAGAATAAACTGTATGGAATCTCATACATAGCGTATTGGAATAACATGATGCTGCTTCTTCTACGATATACTTGCTTGCTGCATATGGATTTAGATGTGGCTCATATGCTGAACTTGAACTTGCAATCAACATACGTGTGTTTGGATAGCGTTCTAAAAGTCTTTTGGTGACTTCTACATTATGAAGCCAATAACCTGCAGGATCCTTCATTGATTCACGAACACCACTTTTTCCTGCTAGGTGTATAATTAAATCAAATTCTTCTTTTAGGTCACAAGTTGTTAGATCTTGGCTGTTGTTAAGTTTGTCTCTATCCCAACCGTCCTTAAGATCAAACCCTACAACACTATGTTTTTTTGTAAGTCTTTTTAGTAAATGACTCCCAATAAAGCCTCTATGGCCTGTTAACATAACTTTCATTTAAGATCTCCATTGTATCCTTCCAGTCTTTGACATGATAGGATTTACCATTGCCTCTCTTGGCAATCGCAGTTGATAATGGTTCGTCATTACCACCAGGTTCTTGTTTATCGCCAAAAAAGATTAGTTTGTCATGGTCGTTAAAATCATTAATAATTTGTGATTTGTCACAACCTGTAGGATAGATATCAATACCTGTTTCTCCTCCTACTTTTGCTGTTATGTTTTCAAATTCTGTGTTAATTTGATAAGCAATACTTTCACGTTCTCTACTTTCGAGATCGTGTTTAATATATAATTTACGTTCGCCTAGTGTGCAGTTACGTCCAACTATACTAAAGTTAACACAACCTGGACGCACTTCGATGTGGTTACCTGTGCGTAAAGGAAAATTACTTGCTTGTAGCCAACCATGCATTAGATCCATAAGTTCTTTTGGTGCCGTCCAGTCATTGGTTTTTACATTAACACCGTGACTCCAAACATCGTTTCCAGAACAATTATAAACAACTTTTGCTGTACAAAACAAAACATTACCAATTTGTTCAACTGTTTTATCTTTGTCACTACCTGTAATCAAATATACATCATTAGTTGTTACAAAATCAAAAAAGAATTTGTTGAACTCAGGATCGATAGTTTGTCTACTTGGAGTTAGTGTTCCGTCGACATCAAAAATAAACTTATTCATTTATGCATACCGCCTTTTCTCCTTCTGTAAACAATGCTTCAAGAACTGCTGCATTAATGCTGCATTGTTTTTCTGTAGGATAATCGTTAAATCTTGTAACCTTGTATTCATCAATATCTACAAGTGAACTAATTATCAACAGTGTCCACATCGTCTTTTTCCTCTCTAGTTATAAAGTGTACTTTTACAATACCCTTCTTTTCTTTTTTGATATAAAATTCTAATCCATTTTCTATAAAAATTTTTCTAAGTTCATCACATGTTGGATCAGTATTTCGTATCATCCTTGCTGTGCCTTGTGCTGTGCTTCGCTTGCTGCTTTGGCTAGTTTACTAAAACGATCTGCTGTTTGTCGCAAATCTTCTTCCATTCTTTCGTCACGAGTTCCAAAACTTCTTGCCATGTTGTTTAGCAAGATAATCATATCTTCATCTGTAAGTGGTTTTCTTCCTTCAGGTAGTGGCATTTCTTTCCCTTTCGCATACTCGTTTTCTTAAATCGCTGCTTGAGAAGCGGTGATCTCTTTTATTGAAATGTAGCTGGATACCCCGCTTCTTGCAAATATCCTTGCCAGTAAAATCCTTTTCACGATACTCTTCACCTAGTATTCTAACATCAATATGATACATTGTCAAGATATCTTCTAAGTCTTGTTCAGTTGCATAAGGAATTATTTCATTTACATAACTAACTCCTTTGAGTTGTGTATAACGTTCCACTATTGTTTGTACAGGTGGATTCTTTTCTGGCCTATCTACACTGGGATCCATTTGTAATCCGCATATAAGATAGTCACACTGTTCTTTTGCTTCACGTAGCATTTGTATATGCCCGGCGTGAAGTAAATCGAAGGTCGATGCGGTAAATCCTACTTTCATTCGTACCAATGCCTCCTCTTTCTATCAAAACCCATTTCTTCATCATACCTTTTTATTGCACCATTTATTATTGTCCATTTTACCCAACTTTCCCAACAGTGATCATTATTCCTAAATATTGTATTAATAATATACACTAGATTTATTTTATTGTCACGTTTTCTTTGCCAGTTCCTTGCACTAAATGTTTGATTAATTCTGCCTCCAAGTATAACATTTATGAAAATACTAAATGCTATAAAAAGTCTTCTAAGATATTTCTTCATTGCTCCCTATTAGTTTATCCTTGTTATTTTCTAACATATTGTCTTTAATGTCATAAACCTGCTCATGTTTAATCAAGTTAATTATAGTGTTAGTTAGATCAACTTCTCTACGTAAGTATCCAATCTTGGTTTGTAATTTTTGGAGTTCTTCTAGATAATATTCTAGTTCTTTTTCTTTGCGTAACTTTTGTTCTATAAAGTCTGTAATAAGAATAAGTTTTGATTCTTCACTCATTGATTAAATCACTCCATTTGCTAAGTTTAATTCTTTTTTCGTTAACTCTAACGCCTAATTCTCGATTTGTAAGATAACCGTTTTCAACTAAAAGTTCAATCATACAAAGAACATCGCCTGCTTCCTCTACTAATTTGTCATGCCATTCTTCATTGATGTCTTTTTTATCATTGTATTTTCTAATTATTTTCATACAAACTTGGGTAAGTTCACCACATTCTTCACTGGTGATAATCATTAGTTGTTGTAGTTCATTTATAGGACTTTTCATGCTATACTCCAAATTCAAACAAACTGTTAAATGTAGTGTGCTGTTTTGTATCTTCTAGTGGATAGTTCAACACACCAATCAAGTTATCTAGTTTGTTGTCAATAATAGTTTCTGCCATTGCTGCATCATCAAATGGTAGTTCCTTAAACCATTCTGGAATACGTAGTTCATCTGTAGGATATGCTACTGAAGTAAACCCTAATGGATTTTGCTTTAATTTACAAACAATAACTTTCATGCCATCTACAATCTCTTGCGAATACTTGTCGCCGTTCATGCGTTTTAGCGTATTCCAATTGATGCTTGCTCTAACGTGCCCTGGCATATTGGCCTTGCCTTGGCGTTCTTCAAGACGCTGATAGTGTCCAATCTTGTTTGCACGTTTTGGTGTGCCTTTTTCCCAACCTGGACGTTGTGAAAATTCTTTTCTGAACGTAGTAATACGATCTAGGATTTCTTTTTCTGGTTTGTCTTGTAGCACCATAAGAAGAATTTCACTTAAGAACTCTTGCATAAACACTGGAGTATCTGATCTACGCAAGTCCAAGCCCATTGCTTTTACTTTACCTGGTTTGCCATCTACATCTGAACGGAAACCTTCTACATCATACACTAGTGCCGCATAACGCTTCTTTGTAATATACAATCCGCTTTCTGCAACAATTTCTCTACCTGCGGCAATAACATCTGAACGACTCTTTGGACAATGAAATGCCTTTAGCATAAATTCTTGGAACGTAGCATTTGCTGCTTCTGCTACTTGATCATATAATGTAATTACATTGTCTTTACTCCAAGGAATATTACCTGCTTCGATTTCTTTACGTAATGTCGGATATGCACTAAAGTACACAGAGTCTGTGTCACCATAGATAACACTTTCTCCTACGTGATCGTATTTGCCTGTGATAACTTTGTTTACTTCTGCACTCATGTGCTTAACAATAGTACGACCTGTGAGTGTAGTTGATTGACCGATACGCTTATCAAAAAATCTACAACCTGGATTCAAAATAGCACCATACAAACTGTTCAAGTTAATTTTTTTAACAAGTTGCCTTTTATCCCAGTATTCAATTTCCGCATCATTTTTAGCGTCTTTTGCTTTCTTAAGCATCTTTTGCATGTCTTTACGCTCTGCATACCAACGCTTTAGGATACCTGGAATAACGCCTTCAAATTCTGTAGTAAAAATAGTACCATTAGAACTTAACATCCAAGGCATATTTGAATCAAAAACAAGTTTATGTATTTCAGCAGCACTCAATACATCCGAACGACCATCTTCCCAATCAACTGTTAGTGCAACATCTTTACGTTGATCCATAACTGCTTCGTATTCTTCTGTGCTGAAACGTCCTTCCCAACTACCTGCAAATGACTTTTTCTTTAGCCCCATATCTTCAGTAACACGAGCTTCAGAAATTTCAGGACGTATTTGTCCTACAATAGTTTCTGGAGCCATATTCAACGCACGAATCACTGATGGATATAGCGAGTTCAAGTCCATTGAGCCAATCCATTTGTGAACACCTTTTTTAGGAAATGCAACATAAGCACCTGCGGCTTGTGTGCTTTCTGTATCATCACGCTTTGGACGATTTGGCACACGTAAGTCTCTATTATGTGCTTCATTGATAATACCTTGCTCTGTTACAGCAACAGCACCCATTGTTGTTTGTAGAAGCACCGTATTCTCATGTGCAATTGAATTGCTTAAATCAATAAAACGTAATTTCTTATCTAGTTTGTCAAGTAGTGCAACGTCTTGTCTGTTATATTCAATAAATGTTTCAAAGTCTTGATTGTACAATTGATCAAGTGTACCTTCATAAACAGTTTTGTTTTCGCCTACTTCAATTTCACCGATCGCATCTAGTCGATATGTATGACGTTCTTCATATGTGTATTTTCGATATAGTTCCAAACTATCTAAATGTACACGACCTACAAAGTCATATGTTTCTGACGTTTTACCAAATTTTTCGTATTCACGCTTCTTGGGCAACTGTCCCCATAAACAAAAACGTCTTGTATCATCGTTACTGAGTACACGTTTAATTCTATTAACAGTATAAGGAACATCATAACCTTCCGAGTTCCAACCACTTTGCACATCTGCATCTTCAATTAAGTCTAAGAACGTCTGTAACATTTGTCTTTCACCATCGCCGTTCTTATCATTAGTGAAAAGTATTACTTCGTCTCCCCAACGTTCTTTACACATAGCAACAGCATCTTCGTGTTTCATGCCCTTTGGCGGAACAGCAAGTGTAATTAACGCACTGTTTAGCCATTGTAAACATACAGTAATAGCAGTAATTGGCATAAACGGATCTTCAACTGGAGCAAAGCCTCGTTCTGGATCAAAGTCTGTCTCGATATCCCAAAACGCAATGTTTAGTTTGGGTGCATCTTGGTTAAGATAGTTTTCACTTAAACATTGAAAGATGGGATTAATGTCGCTTTCGAATAAGTTTTTGCCTTTGTTAATAGCAACTTCTTTTCTAAAGTCTTTTGTATTCTTACACACAATACGTGTGAGAGGATCACCATACACACTTTTGTATTTGCCTCTAGGATCTTCATAATAAAATGTATATTTTGCTTGATATTCGTGGAAATGTCGCTTTCCATCTTTGCGTTCTACAACACGAATGATATCTTGATCACGGTCAAAGAATGCATCTACATAACTCATTTATTCTCCTTCGTTGTTTCTGGCCAACGGACCTTCTACATGCTCGTAATGTGAGCGACTCATTATTATATATTACAGCAAGAATAATTGCACCATTGCTATTGAGTTCATAACAACAAACCATGCACACAATACTATTGCAAACGCTGCTTTCCTAATGACTGTACTTACTACACCTAATATACTTCCAATTAGATACATCGGAATAAAAATTTCTGTTGCAGGATCTAACACTGTAAATGTTAGTACAGCACTTGCAGAAATTAAAATTAAGGTTTCCGCCATTTCGCAATAAAATGCTAGTGGAGAAAGTCTATAACTTTCTTTACAGAAATCAATTATAGACTTAATCATTTGTCCTTACCAACAGTTACAACAAGTGTTTCGAGGTCTTCAAACTCGTCTTGGTGCCTATCCCAATCTCCTTTTTGTGCAACTTTAATAGCCTTGTTGATCAAACTTGGCTTAATGTTAAGTTCTTCTGCTACTGCTTTTATTGTGTCTTTTAAACCTGCTTGTAGGTCCTCAATTTCTTGAAGCACAGTTACACCTTCATTGACTAGGCGTTCTAGTTTTTGCTTTTCTTCAGCACCATATACTCGATCACTCATAAGACTTCTCCTTTATTTGTATTATACAACTTATAAGAAAAAAGTCAAGAAGTAATTACCACTTTAAGGCTGTTCTTTTTTTGATATCTTTTTGAGCACGGATGGCATTCATAATACGAATGATTTTGCTTTTCTTTTCACCTGGGCGATGATAGTTATTCTTCATTATCCAAGT